TCGGTGTGGGCGGTGCTGTTACAGGAAAAGGCGCTGACATACTAATAATAGATGACCCACACTCAGAACAGGAAGCCGCACTAGCTGCGACGAGCCCAGAAATCTACGACAAGGTATACGAATGGTATACATCTGGTCCAAGACAGCGTTTGCAGCCGGGTGGTTCTATTGTTATAGTGATGACTCGCTGGTCTCAACGCGACCTGACAGGCCAAGTGCTCAAGGCCGACGCACAACGGGGCGGCGAGGGATGGGAGGTGATTGAGTTTCCGGCAATCCTACCTAGTGGTAAACCCTTATGGCCTAGCTTCTGGAGCCTTGACGAGTTGTCCGCCCTACAGCGGGAATTGCCCAATGCGAAGTGGCAGGCGCAGTACCAGCAGAATCCTGTAGGTAACGAGAGCGCTATTATTAAGCGCGACTGGTGGCAGTGGTGGGAAGAAGACAATCCCCCTGAATGTGAGTACATACTTCAGGCGTGGGACACAGCGTTCGAGAAGAACAACAGGGCCGACTATAGTGCTGGCACTACTTGGGGCGTGTTTACGCACCATAAGGACAATCAGAAATATCTAATCCTCTTGAACACGTACAAGAAACGGGTTGAGTTTCCAGAATTAAAGAGAGATGTGCTACGAGAGTACAACGAGTACGAGCCAGACACTCTAATAGTAGAGAAGAAGGCAAGTGGAGCGCCGCTGATCTATGACTTACGTGCGATGGGCATTCCAGTCAGTGAATACACGCCGAGTAAAGGGCAGGATAAGTTTGCCCGTTTGAATTCAGTCAGTGACATAATCGCCTCTGGCAGAGTGTGGGTTCCGCGCACCAGATGGGCTGAAGAGCTCGTTGATGAGATTGCATCTTTTCCGTCAGGCGAGCATGATGACTTGGTTGACTCAACAACACTGGCACTAATGAGGTTTAGACAGGGTGGGTTCTTGCGCTTACCAAGCGATGAGCCTGAAGACATAGTTTATTTTAAGGGTAGTCGCACCCGCGATAAGTACTACACAGTTTAAGGACACGATATGGCAACAGGAATGATGGACAGAGGTTTATATCAAGCCCCCCAAGGTTTACCTATGGATGACATGGGTCCCGATATAGAGATCGAGATTGAAAATCCAGATAGCCTGACGTTAGGCTTAGGTGATATAGAGATTCAACTCAAGCCCGAGAGAGAAACAGCAGAAACCTTTGATGCCAACCTTGCCGAGTACATGGACAACGGTGACTTGTCTGGACTTGCAGAAGAGTTAGTAGAAGATTTTGACAAAGATCAGATGGATCGCAGGGACTGGATCAAGACGTATGTTGATGGTCTGAAGTTGTTGGGTTTGAACTACGAAGAGCGTACAGAACCTTGGCAAGGCGCTTGTGGTGTGTTCCACCCGATGCTCACCGAATCCGTAGTGCGTTTTCAGTCAGAAGCAATGATGGAGACGTTCCCAGCGATGGGTCCTGTGAAGACGCAGATCGTTGGCGCTATAGACTTACTTAAAGAAGAAGCCGCCGCCCGCGTGCGCGAGGACATGAACTATCAGTTAACGGATGTGATGACTGAATACAGACCTGAGCACGAGAAGATGTTGTGGTCGCTGCCACTAGCAGGGTCAGCGTTTAAGAAAGTCTACTTTGACCCAAGCAAGGGTCGTCAAGTTGCCATCTTTATTCCAGCAGAAGATATTGTTGTGCCATACGGCGCGTCAAGTATTGAGGACGCTGAGCGGGTTACGCACGTCATGCGCAAGACTGAGAATGAAGTTGTTAAGTTACAAGAAGCCGGGTTTTATGTAGATACAGATTTAGGTGAACCGGGCTATGAGTTAGATGATATTGAGAAACAGAAAGCCGAAGAGACTGGCATGTCTGCGACGCAAGATGATCGCTTCCGTATCTTGGAGATGCACGTCAACTTAGACCTTAAAGGGTTTGAGCATACTGATAAGAAGGGACGTGAAACAGGTATCGCGCTACCATATGTTGTTACCATAGAGAAGACATCCCGCACTATTCTTGCTGTAAGGAGAAATTGGTATGAAGACGACGTCCTCCACACAAAGCGACAGCACTTTGTCCACTACCAATACATCCCCGGTTTTGGCTTCTATGGTTACGGCCTTATCCACCTTATCGGAGGCTACGCTAAATCAGCAACGATGCTTATCCGCCAACTTGTTGACGCGGGCACTCTATCTAATCTCCCCGGAGGACTTAAATCAAGAGGACTTCGGATTAAAGGTGATGACACGCCGATCCAACCCGGAGAGTTCAGGGACGTAGATGTCCCAAGCGGTTCTATCCGCGACAACATCTTACCGCTTCCATACAAGGAGCCGTCACAAGTATTGATGGCGTTGTTCCAGCAGATCGTGCAAGAGGGCCGTGCCTTTGCATCGAGTGGAGATATGAACGTCAGCGACATGAGCACTAACGCTCCTGTTGGTACAACACTGGCTCTGCTCGAGAGAACTTTGAAGGTGATGACCGCCGTCCAAGCGCGTCTGCACTACGCCATGAAACAAGAGTTTAAGTTACTCAAGATCATCATCGCGGATTACACACCAGAAGAGTACGATTACGAGCCAGAAGATGCAAATCGTAAGGCTAAGAAGTCTGACTACGACTCTACAGAAGTCATCCCTGTTAGCGATCCAAACGCCGCAACAATGGCGCAGAAGATTGTGCAGTATCAAGCTGTTTTACAACTTGCGCAGTCAGCCCCACAACTTTATAACTTGCCCCTATTACACCGTCAGATGATTGAGGTGTTGGGTATCAAGAATGCAAATAAGTTAGTGCCCGTAGATGAGGACGCAGTGCCAACAGACCCAGTGCAGGAGAATCAAAATATTCTCATCATGAAGCCGGTTAAAGCGTTCATTGAACAGAATCACGAAGCGCACATTCAGACTCACATGTCTGCAATGCAGAACCCAAAGATTATGCAGTTAATGCAGATGAACCCACAAGCCCAAGCCATTCAGGCCGCAGCTATGGCGCACATCAACGAGCACATTGCGTTTGAGTATCGCAAACAAGTAGAAATGCAGATTGGCGTACCGTTACCCGGTGAAGAGCAAAACAAACATATGCCTCCAGAAATGGCGGATCAGATTGCAATGGCTACAGCTAAAGCATCACAACAGTTGCTACAACGCGACCAACAGCAAGCACAGCAACAACAAAACCAACAGCAGATGCAAGACCCGATTATTCAAATGCAACAGCAAGAGTTGCAGTTGAAGATGCAAGAGTTCCAGTTGAAGCAACAAAAGCAGCAAATTGATGCCGCAGCTAAAGCAGATCAATTAGAGATTGAACGGGAGCGTATTGAGTCCCAAAAGGAGATTGCAGCAATGCAGGTTAGTGCTACAGCAGCAGGTAAACGAGACCAGCTTGCTAAACAACAAGAAACTGATGGTATGCGTATAGGCGTAGATGCCGCTAAGCATAAAGCGCAGATGGCTGTGCAGATGGCGCAGCGCAATTCACAGAACAAACAGACTCCTAAAAAGGAGAATAGATGAGTAACCAAGCGTTTCAATACTTAGCCAAGGAGATTGACAAGCTCCGTGGCGATCAAGTTTCCTTCCTCGCTGGAGGAGGTGCAAAAGACTTTGCCGAGTATCGGCATGTTTGCGGGGTCATCCGGGGTCTGACTCATGCAGAACAACTTGTCAGAGACCTTGTGCAGAAAATGGAGTATGCCGATGAGTGAGTTTGATGTTTCCGCTGTAGACCTTTCTAAGGTGCTCAATGCAACCGATGAAGAGAAAGCAAAACAGTTGCCTGACCCATCTACCTATTACTTACTAACTGTTGTTCCAGAAGCAATGGAAGAGTATTCAGATAGTGAGATTGGTATCGTCAAGTCCAGTCAATCTATGTATTACGAAGAAGTGCTGACCCCAGTACTGTTTGTAGTAAAGATGGGACCTGATTGCTATAAAGACGCTACCCGCTTTCCAAGTGGTGCTAGCTGCCAAGTTGGCGACTTTGTTGTCGTCCGCCCCAATTCAGGCACCCGCCTGAAGATTCACGGTCGTGAGTTCCGCTTAATTGCGGATACCTCAGTTGAGGCCGTTGTTGAAGACCCGCGTGGAATTACCCGCGCTGCATAAGGAGTAAATCATGGCATTACCTGAATTTGAGTTACCCGATCCTGATAAAGAGGATGCTGCTGCTGAAGACGCTAAGTTTGAAGTAGAGATCGAAGACGATACCCCCAAGGAAGATAGACGTCGCCGTCCAGACCCCGAAGGCCCACCTGAAGACCCAACGGAAGACGAGTTAAACACGTACGACGAGAAGGTTCAGGCGCGTATCAAGAAGTTCACCCGTGGTTATCACGATGAACGCCGAGCAAAAGAAGAAGCTTTTCGCGAGCGCGAAGCGGCGGAATCATTTGCTAAAGAAGTGTTTGCAGAAAACAAACGTCTTCAACAGCAGCTATCAACTGGTAGTAAAGCATACATTGAGCAATCTCAAACTTCTGCTGACATGATGTTGGCAAACGCCAAGAAAAAGTACAAGGAAGCATACGAAAACGGTGATGTAGACGCTATTACCGATGCCCAAGCAGAAATTGCACAAGCTACTTTAAAAATGGATAAAGCCCAAGGGTTGAAGCCAATTGAAGTAGAAGAAAAGGAATACACTCCAGCAAAATCAGAGCCCTCTCAGCTTAACCCCCGTACCCAGAAGTGGGTAAATTCCAACAATGATTGGTGGGGACTTGATGATGAGATGACTATGGCTGCGATGGGTATTGACAGGAAGTTACAAAAGCTGTATGGTCCTGACTATGTAGGTACTGAAAAGTACTTCGAAACCATTGATAAAACAATGCGCAAGAGATTTCCTGAACATTTTGAAGATGTTCAGAGCGAAGAGGAAGATACACCGCCTCCAAAGAAAAGAGTATCAGAACCGGTTGATGAGGATGATGAACCCCCACGCCGTGCACAAAAATTTACTAGTGTTGTGGCGTCAGCCTCACGTAGTACTCCGCCTAATCGTATAAGGCTAAAGGCATCCGAAGCCGAGGTAGCTCGTAGACTTGGGGTCCCGATAGAAGAATATGCGAAGCAGGTTGCAAAACTTAAAAGAGGTTAAATATGGAACAGGTAAAAACTGCCGACAAGGCACAAAATCGTTTGGCTCGTGAGTTAGACCCCGTAGTAACGCGTGCAGAAATGCAACGTCCCACCTCGTGGCAAGCCCCCGAAACCCTACCGTCACCTAATCCGCGTCCGGGTATTTCTCACCGCTGGGTAAGAACCAGTATGGGAGGACAATCTGACGTACAAAACGTCTCTAGTAAGTTAAGAGAAGGGTATGAACCCGTGAAAGCGGAGGACTATCCTGAAATGATGATGCACGCTTCTGCTGAAGGTCGCTTTAAAGGCAACATTGAGGTGGGAGGTTTGGTTCTCTGTAGTATTCCGTCGGAGTTTTTGGTACAACGCGATGCACACTTCGCAAAGATCAATAAAGCAACAATGGAATCTGTAGATAACAATTTTATGAAAGACAACGATCCACGGATGTCGAAGTTCTCTGAAAAATCGACAAAAGTGACGTTTGGTTCTGGTTCTTAACTTTTTAAAGGAGTCTTAAATGGCTTATCCCGCTGTCAACGCACCTTACGGGCTGTTGCCGCAGAACCTAATTGGTGGTCAAGTATTTGCGGGTTCTACTCGTATGTACCCCATCCAGTACGGTTATGCGACCGACATCTTTTACGGTGATTTCGTCGTACTATCGCGTGGTAATGTAACTCGTGCCTCAGTTTCTACTGGCACTGGT